CGTTTCTTCCAATATTTAATCCTATGTCTATGAATATAGGCATCTTACCAGAGTGCTAATATGTTGGATGCAGTAGTTCCTGTTGCAAAAACCTTTACTACCTGAACAGGTATAAACGCTCCTGTATTGATTCCTACTAAAGTAACTTCGTCTCCTCCGACAGTTTCTACTTTTATATTACCTGCTGTTCCTACATATAATAAACAACCGAAATTTTTACCGGTTGGCGATGATACTAAAGGAATATTAGCTGTATCACTAGGTGTTACGGCTGCTGCTCTATATGCTTGTAATTTTTGATATGCCATTTTATTTATTTATTTATTTATAAGGATGAAGTCTGTTTAAGCTGTCGCGTCTTTCTTGACAACCGCACGGTTTGCCTGTAACTTTTTCATAAGCCTTAGCTACCTTGTCAGCCCCAATTAATTTAGCTGCTTTGTGAACAGTATCTCCTAGTCCTCGTGATCTCATTTATTTTTTACACTTACAAAGTTTGTTTGGACAATTATTTACCTGCACAGTAATTTTTACTAGCAAATTGTTCCATACACATAATAATTTATTCCAGATGTGTTGAATCCACAATCCAAATTTAACAAATAATTTTCCCATTGTTATTTCTTTTTTCTAAGTTTTTTTAATGTCATAGCAAAATTATATGCTTTTGACCCTTTAGGGCATGATTTACTACCTAGTTTTTTTCCAGAGCACTTTCCTAGCGTTCCTTTTTTCTTTGCATTCGCAAAAGCCTTTTGAATAAAACCTCCTGCCATTACTTCTTAATTAAAGAAGATAGGTGTCCTTTTACGTTGTGTACGTGTGCAGGAATTTTATGTCTGTATGACATTCCTTTATCTGCACCGTATGCGTGACCATACATTTTTTTAGACATTCCTTTACTTTCGTCTCTTCTGTCTTTCATAGACTGAGATTTTTTTCCATTTCTTGAACCTATAGATTCGTTAAGTCTATCATTATAACCTTGTTTCATTTTTTAAATTTTAAAATTATTAATATCTTTACAAAGATAAGAATTATTTTATGGATGATTTTCTACAAACTTATGATGACGGAATGAGTGTTGGTTACAGTTTAATAACTGGAGAAAATACATTTGAGGAAATTGGTTTATACCTAGACGAAGTAATATTACCCTTTGATCCTACTAATCCACATATCGATATTGAAGACATAAATCATATGATAAATTATTTTGAAGAAAAAGAAGAATATGAAAAATGCACAGTATTAACAAATTTTAAATCTAATACAAATCTTGATAGCTATTAAATCTTCTATAAGAAACAATTACGACAGAAAAGAACCTACTAATGATTACCTAAAATATTGGAGAGTTATTAGATACTGGGTAAAAGCAAAGTATGGTATTACAACTCCAGACCTTGAAATGTTGTTGTTTTTATACAGTGAACAATTATTTAAAAAAACAGATTTCAAAGAATATGAAGAACTTATGTCTTGGGACATTAACAGATTTGATAGAATGCTTAGAGATGGGTGGATTCATGTTTGGAGAAAGCGTAGTGGAAAACAAGCGACTCTATATGAGCTAACATATAAAACAAGACGTATCATAGATACTATATATAAAAAACTAAACGGAGAAGAGATATCTGAAAGAAATCCTTTGTTTAACAAAAATGTATCTTATACCGACAAAGTGTATAGAAACGCAATTAAGAAAATAAACGAAACTACAAAACAACTACAACATCACGCTCCTGAATAATCGTAAGCGGTTCGTCTTTTAATAAAATTTTGTGTCCTGCGGCTTTATCATAGTAGATATGGTTATCTTCATTTATAACCTCTACGTTGTTTCCTACCTTTAATACTATACCTTTTTTATATCTATAGGCATCTACATCTTGAGAAGATAAAAGTAATCCTGAGTCTGTTTTATATTCTTCTATAGTTTCTCTTACTATTATATACTTATTTACGGGCTTCATATTATTTTTTTTCTTTTAATCTTTCAATTTCAAATTCTAAATGTGCTATTGCCTTATGCAAATCTTCTACTGGGGTTTCGTGCTTTCTTGAACTGCGTAAACAATATGTAACTGCTGTTCCTATATTATAAGTACATTCAAAATCTGAAACAACATATCTAGCTTGATAGTTTCTTTTTTTATTTGTTCCTATATAATAATTAGGAACTCTATTGTCTTTTGACATATTATTGTTTATTATCGTATGAACGTGCTAATGTTATAATAGCATTTGTACTTAGAATAGTCGTTGCTACAGAAACAGCATTTATAAGTGCGTTCTTTGTAACCTTTAATGGATCTATCACCCCCATTTTGTACATATCTCCAAACTCTTGGTTCTTTACATCATAACCTCTTTTATCATCTAGTATAAATTTTATAATTCTATCTTCATCTTCACCTGCATTTATTAAAATTTGTTTACATGGAACTGACAACGCATCTTTCAATATTTGTAGAGCTACTTTTTCTTCTGCATTACTTGCATTTGTATCAAGATCTTTAGATATCTTAAGTAGTGGTACTCCTCCTCCAGCGACAATACCTTCCTCAAGCGCGGATCTTACCGCGCACACCGCGTCATCAACGCGGTCAAATTTTTCTTTTTGCTCTACGTCAGAGTTTCCTCCTACATATATAACACCAATACCTCCGCTTAGACTAGCGATACGTTGCAGGATAAAATCTTTTTCTGATTTTATTTTCGTGTTTTTATGCTGACCCCAAAGTTCTTCAACTCTTTGTGGTATTTCTGCAACCTCATCTTGGTTACGTATTATAATAGTATTGTCTCTACCTACAATTACTTTAGAGGCATGACCTAAGTCTTCCATACTAATTAGAGATAAGTCATCACCAGTCTTGTCACTGAAATATTTTGCACCTACCGCTAGAGCAATGTCGCTCATTAGTTCGTGTTGTTTGTAACCAAACTGAGGAGGCATGATATTACATATCTTTAATCCATTTCGAACGACATTAGCAGCTAGTGTATTGACGACATTGTTATGGCAATTTCCAATTATCAGAAGTTTGTCGCCGTTACTGATAATGGGTTTCAATATTTTCTCAATACTTAGTATGTTATTGATCTCTTGATCGACTACAAGTATCTTTACATTCTCAAGCACACACTCATCTTTCTTTTGATTGTTTACAAACAAGTTCGATGTGTACCCTCTTTCAACTCTAATACCTTTTGTTACCTCACTATACGTGGTATGACCCTGTGAATTCTCAACAGTAACTAGTCCGTCTTGCCCTACTTTGTTATAAGTGTCGTATATTATTTTCCCAATGTCTTTGTCATTGTTGGATGATATTGTTGCAACGTCAAGCAGTCTTTTCTTAGACAATTTTTTAGACTGTTTTTCTAAGTTCTTTATTACGTGTGAAGTGTGTTTGTTGATTTCGCGTATCACAACCGTCGGATTTACCGACTTATCTATGTATTTCTCACCAGCCTCCACTAATGCTTCCGTAAGCACAATAGCAGTCGTTGTACCGTCTCCTGCTGAGGTCGCTGTACGATCCGCAGCCTCCTTCATCATCTTTACCGCAAGGTTCTCTACAGGGTCTAATAAGTCGATTGCTTTAGCAACCGTAACTCCGTCTTTTGTAACCGTGATTCCGTGCGTGTGTGTACGTGATTCTATTAGTACTGTTTGCCCTCTTGGGCCTAGTGTTGACTTAACTGCTTTTGAGATTTTAGCAATTCCGCTAGTTAGTTTGTTTCTTCCCTCTGAGTCAAAATGTAACTCCCTTGGGGTGTATCCTTGTTCCATAACAATTTTATTAAATTAGATTTACACAAATATATGTATTTAGTTTTGAAATACAAAATGACAACATGTCAACTTTTATTCCCTATTTCTTTTTTTTATTTTTTTTGCTATTACTATATTTTTTTTTAAATATAAAATGACTTTGAAGTTGTCATACTGTCATTTTTTAATACAACTTACTAATAATCAATTAGTTAAGCCATGACAAACTAAAAAAAAAGTTGTCATAAGTTGTCATAAACACTAAAAGTTGTCATAAAACAGTATAGTTTACGCAAAAAATATACACACCTTTTCCCAAAAAAAAAGAGCAGTTACTAATTTCACTACTCTTTTTAACCAAAACTCAACTAACTTGGGAAAGTATTTACATGCCGAAATAACTTCGGCCCTCTTCACGCATCTTAGCTCTTTCGATACCGTCTGCGATCATATCTATTTTATATTGCTTCTTCATTTGTTGTCTATATAGAGACGCTTGCTCTATTCCAGACATACCATCTGGTCTGTTATTTATTAACCTACCGTTCTTAATTGTTAATCCGTCCATAACGTTTTATTTATTGTAAAGATACAAAAAAATATTAGACATGTACAGGTAATGGGTTATATATATATTACGACACACCCACCCCAAAATTAAAAGTGTTTTTTTTCTGCCGTCTTGCCTGTAAAAATAATTTTTGGCTCGGG